ATATTGAGTGCCAGAAATGGATTGCTCAAAATAGTTCACCCCTGTGTGGCCAAGGTTCAAATAGAAGAGACGTTAGAAGTTATCCACTGGCTCAGGTTGATGTATGGCCCTTATATGAACGTACCGTTATGGAGTGAAGAAGAGGCTATTGAAGCTTTAGACCCTGACAAGGCGTCAGGGCCACCTTTCTCATACATTTATGGTGTGACCAAGGGTGATGTGTTGGAACATTTGGGGTACCCAGAACTGTTGAAGGAATTCAGCGAGTTCGACTCATATAGTGAGTGTACATTGAAAGACGAATTGCGAATTAAAGGCAAGGACTCTCGCTTGTTTGTCCCTGCTCCCATTCAAGTTATTGCTGTTGGCAATAGGCTTTTTGGTGCTCAGAATGATGCCATCGCGCAACAACACAATCGCCTGCCCATAAAGATTGGTCTCTCCACCCCCGGTGGTGAGATGTGTAATCTTTGGGCAAAAATGCTGCGACACGATGGCATGAAGTTTGATAGCGATGGCGCTCAAAGCGATGCTCATTTTTCTATTTGGATGGCAATGGTTTGTCGAGACTTTCGAAAATCATATATTCCAAAAGAAATGCATGCGCTTGTCGATCGCTACTATTCCACTGTCTATAATGGGTGGATAGCTGTTACTGGTGTTGCTTATAAAGTTATCATGAATGCGTCCGGCCAAACCAATACGGCCTCTGATAACTCACTTGGGTACTTGGCAGCTGTTATGCTGCACGCAATTCGTGGTGGACTGACTTATAGGCAATTTACGGAAAATTTGCTTATTAACATATTAGGTGATGATATGTTGTGGTCCACAAAGATTGACCTTTTCAGACCTCTTGCACTTGAGAAGACGTTCAATGATCTAGGCATGTACTTGGAAAGTCCTAGTAACGAGCCCATGAATTTTTATGATCTTCAATTCATGGGGGTACACCCCATGGTGCGTTCAGTTAACGGGTCAAAATACCTTTTGTATACGGGACGAACGGACAAATTTACCACTGCCCTCAATTACACGAAGAGAGGCAGCAGTAATGACAAAAGGTTGGACAAGCTGGTGGCGTTGGCGCAGAATTGTTTTGCCGATGAAGAGCTGTTCGGCAAGATGCGAGAGGTAGCGTATAAATTCGCTAGAGAGTGGGGTTGTGAGAATGCCACGTTGGCATCTCTGGAAGACCTGACCATGTTGCATTTGTATACCGGTCTTCAGAGCAGAATCCTAGAACACAAAGGTTTTACCATGGATGCGGCGCAAGCTGGTACCAAGGTTTTTCCTTTAACTTTGTTGGGCAATGCAACGTCCGGAATCTCGACCATGCTAAATTCTTACACTTTAGCCGGGACATTGCACTCTTTCGGGGGTTTCATTTTTTCCCCTGCAGGTCATGGATGTAAGAAACCATTAAAGATTTGCTCAGAGCAATTCTCTAGGATGTTAAGAATCGGAGGACGTATGTTTAAAGCAGTTGGTGGAGGTAAAGGTTTCAAGGCAAAGGCTAACCGCGGGTTCCAAGGATATCAGAAAATCCGTAAGAACCGCATGACTCAGGGCCGCCGAGTGTTCGCACCCGCGACCAGTGGGTATAATCGTGGATGGATCAAACGTAAAGGGGGTAATGGCAATCGAAGCGGTGCATTGCAAATGACAGGCAAGCAGATACCTACACAAAGCTTGCAAGCAGTGAGAGG